ATGCCGGACAGGTTGATGACCCAGGCCGAGTACGCGCGGGATCGTGGCAAGAGCCGCCAGTACATCAGCCGCCTCGCCAAGGCCGGCGTGCTTGTGATGCGCGGCGGCAAGGTGGACGCGGCCGCCTCGGATGCAGTACTTGATGATCGCCCCGAGCCGGTCTCGGAACGCGTGGCCGCCGCTCCGATTGAGACCGCGCCCACGGGGACGACTTATGCCCAGGCCAAGACCGCCGACATGGTCTTCAAGGCCCGGCTACGCAAGATCGAATACGACCAGAAGATGGGCCGGCTGATGGAGACGGATTTGTTCCGGCAGCGGGTCGAAGCGATCCTGGTGGCGATCAAGGAGACCGTGATGGCGTGGCCGAACCGCGTCGCGCCGGAAGTTGCGCCGCTCACCGATGAACGCCAGGTGTGGGAGGTGCTGATGCGCGAAGCGCGCGTCCTGCTGCACGATGCCCACCGCGCGGTCCAGCATGCGCGTTGACGAAATCCAGATTCTGGCGGCCGATGTGCTACCGCCGCCGCCGGACCTGACGGTTTCGCAATGGGCGGACCAGAATGCACGGCTGAGTTCGGAATTTGCGGCGGAGAAGGGCGAATGGCGTACAGACCGCGCGCCGTATCAGCGGGCGGTGATGGACGCCATGGGCCCGTCGAGCGCATACGAAACCGTCGTCATGATGTGGGCGGCACAGTCAGGCAAGACCAGTCTTCTGTGTCACTTCCTCGGCTACATCATCGATCCGGGTCCGGTGCTGCTGGTCGAGCCACGCGAGGTCGACGCCGAAGCCTTCTCGAAGGACCGCCTGGCGCCGATGTTGCGCGACACGCCGTGCCTGCGGGGGAAAGTGGCCGACGCGCGATCGCGCGATTCGAACAACACGATTCTGCACAAGAAGTTCCTGGGCGGCAGCATCACGCTCGCGGCCGCGAACTCGCCCGCGGGCCCGGCGATGCGCTCGATCCGTTACTGCCTGCTCGACGAGGTGGACCGGTATCCGGCGAGCGCGGGCAGCGAAGGCGATCCGGTAAACCTCGCCATCACGCGCACGGCGAACTTCTGGAACCGGAAGATCGTGCTGTGCTCGACGCCCACGACGAAGGGGACATCGCGGATTGAGCAGGCCTGGCTCAACTCGAACCAGCAGAGCTTCTGGCTGCCGTGCCCGCACTGCGGCTCGTTCCAGGTGGTCGCCTGGGGCAACCTCGTCTGGCCCAAGGATGCGCCGGAGAATGCGCAGTACCGCTGCGAACACTGCTCGCAGCTGATCGCCGACTGGCAGAAGCACCAGATGCTCAGGGCCGGCGAGTGGCGCGCGGCGCGGCCCGAAGTCACCGACATCGCGGGCTTTTGGATCAACGGCCTGTACTCGCCATGGCGCAAGTGGGGCGCGCTGGCGAAGAAGTTCCTGGCGGACAAGCGGTCGATCGAGACGCTGCGCGAGTTCGTCAACACGGTGCTCGCCGAGCCTTGGGACGATGCGGCGGAAACGGCGGTTGATCAGGCCACGGTCATGGCCCGGCGCTAGCACTATCGGGCCGCGGTTCCGTACGGCGCGGTGGTGCTGACCGCGGGCGTCGACGTGCAGAAGGACCGCCTCGAGTTGGAACTCGTCGGCTGGGGGCGCGGCGAAGAGTCGTGGTCGATTGAGTACCGCGTGCTGCCCGGCGATCCTTCGGGCGCGCTGGTCTGGCAGGAACTCGATACCTATCTCGAGCGCCGCTGGCCGCACGAAACGGGGATCTCGCTGCCGGTGGCGGCGTGCGCGATTGATTCCGGGTACGAATCGCAGGCCGTGTATGAGTTCTGCCGCACGCGCTATCACCGGCGCATCTTCGCCGTGAAGGGCAAGGGCGGCCCGCTGCCTGGGTGGCAGCGCAAGCCGACGGCGAAGAACATCCGCGGCGAGAAGCCCTGGATCGTGGGCACGGATACGGCCAAGGAGACGATCTACGGCCGGCTCAAGAATCCGACGCCGGGCACGCCGGGCTATTCGCACTTTCCCGCCGACCGCGAGGAGACGTACTTCGAGCAACTCCTGGGCGAAGTGCTGGTGACCACGTATGCCAAGGGCCAGCCGAAGCGCGAGCGGCGGCCGAAGCCGGGCGTGCGGCAGGAGGCGCTTGACGCGCGCGTCTACGCCTACGCCGCTCTGCGGGCGCTCATCTCGATGGGACTCTCGCTCGACAACGAAGCCGACCGGATCCTGGCTGCCATTCGGCCGCGGCCGGTGCCGGAGGATGAGCGGGATCGCGATCGATGGCTGGGCAATCGAGGGAGGAAGTGGTTGTCGCGATGAAAGTGCGCAGCGAGCCTCAAGACGCGCGCGGCGCCTGGGAATACCTGGTGATCACGGGCGACGCCGAATCGCCGGAGTTGCTGGCCGACTGCGGAGCCCTCGGTTGGGAACTCGTGGCCGTGGTGCGCGCGTTCGGCACGCGCGCGACATTTTACTTCAAGCGCCGGAGAACCTAAATGGCTTGGACCCAACAGCAACTCGATGCCGTCGAGGCGGCGATCGCCAAGCGGCGAGTTGACCGTCCGCTTCGGTGACCGCACCCGTGACTTACCGTTCGATGAAGGAACTCCTTCAGGCGCGGGCGGTGATCCGGGAAGCGCTGGCCGCCGAATCCGGCACTATGACGGACCGTTTCTCGTTTGCTCAGACCTCAAAAGGATGAACTGGCTCGACAAAGCGATCGCATGGATCTCGCCCGAGACGGGTCTGCGCCGGATGCGGGCGCGGCGTGCCGGGGAGCTCGTGCGCCTGGCCTACGAAGGAGCGCGCACGGATCGCCGCACGGGCGGCTGGGTCACGACGGGCAACTCGGCTAACGCCGAGATCTCGGTGGCGCTCTCGAAACTCCGCGAGCGCTCGCGTGACCTGATCCGCAACAACGCCTACGCCGCGCGCGCCGTGGCCGAGGTGGTTGGTAACGCCATCGGCACGGGCATTACGGCGCAGGCGCGCAGCGGCGAGCCGGATCTCGACCGCTTGATCAACGCCGCCTGGGCTGAATGGATCGACGAGTGCGACGCCGACGGGCAACTCGACTTCTATGGCCTTCAGGCGCTGATCGCGCGGACCGTGTTTGAGAGCGGCGAGTGCCTGGTGCGCTTCCGGCAGCGGCGCGAGAGCGACGGCCTCACGGTTCCGTTGCAGCTTCAGGTGCTCGAGCCGGATTACCTCGATCACACGAAGACGCAGAAGACCGAGACGGGCTACATCATCCAAGGTGTCGAGTTCGATCTGGTAGGCCGCCGGGTCTTCTACTGGCTCTACGGCCAGCATCCCGGCGACGTGGTGCAGACAGGCGTCCGCGGCGGGGCGTCGCTGCAATCGATTCGCGTGCCGGCGAGCGCGGTCCTGCACATCTACCGCAAGGACCGTCCGGGGCAGTTGCGCGGCGTGCCGTGGCTTGCGCCCGTGGTGGTCACGCTGCGGGATCTCGACGAGTACGAAGAGGCGGAACTGGTCCGCAAGAAGATCGAGGCCTGCTTCGCGGCGTTTGTGACACAGCCGCAGGGGCCAGATGGCCCGCCGATCGCGCCGGCAGCGCCGGATCCTGTGACGGGCAAGCGGATCGAAAGCTTCGAGCCGGGCATGATCGAGTACCTGAAGCCTGGCGAGGAGATCACCTTCGCTTCGCCGTCAGCCTCCGCCGGCTACCGCGACTATGTCGCGGCGAAACAGGCGCAGATCGCCACCGGCCTTCAACTCACCTACGAGCAGTTGACCGGCGATCTCTCGCGCGTGAACTACTCCTCGTACCGCGCTGGACTCCTGAGCTTCCGCAATGGCATCGAAGGCTTCCGCTGGCTGACCTTCATCCCGATGTTCTGCGCGCCGGTCTGGAGTCGCTTTGTCACAGTGGCCTATGCCGCCGGCGCGATTCCCCGGCCTGGGCCGATCCGTGCCGAGTGGACGCCGCCGGGGTTCGGCAGCGTCGACCCGTACAAGGATTCGATCGCGATTCTGAATCAGATTCGCACGGGCACGTTGACGCTGCGGCAGGCGATCGCCATGCAGGGCTACGACCCGGACGCGCAGTTAGAGCAGATCGCCGAGATCAACCGGCTGCTCGATGAGCGAGGCATCGTGCTCCGACTTCTACTCGAACGAAGCCTCAGACATAGGAACGGATACGCCCGACCAGACTGATCTACGGTCGACTGATCTGTGCTGCAACTTTTTCCAGTTCTACAAGAGCCCTCGCGTAGGGCCGCAGTTCCTGGCTGATCGAATTCATGGTTCCAATCAAGACTAGATCGACATCGTTGTGTTCGACAAGATGCTGGATGGCTTCATGAAATCGGCATCACCGGCGAAGAAGAAGAGCTTCGTCCATGCCCGCTTACCAAATGAGCGCATCAGATGGAATGCAAGACCGACATCAACGGCCTTCTGAACGGTCACCTTGTACTTTTCCTTGGTCGTGGGGTGAACGACCGGCTCGCCTCCCATGTGGGCCGGCCAGTAGAGTTCCTTCTCCTGGAGCCAGTAGAGCTTCACCCGCAGCCCAGGGCCGTTCGGTGGAGGAAACGCAAGGGCGTTGTGAAATGCATTCTGTTTCGCCGTTGGAGGGTCCGGATCGGCGTTGAAGTAATAGGCGTCCTAGATGGTCTCCCCGCCATTGACATTCAGGTAGGTGGACTCAAGAAGTTTTCGAAGCTTCAGGAAGTCCAACTTGTCCGTGATCTTCAGTGATTGCCACGCCTTGAAGGCGTATGCACCATCGACAAACCAGGCGGCAGCCATAATCCTCCTCGTGGGCTCTCCAAAACACAGGAACGGGCAAATGTTGAAACCACAATTCCACCCTTCTCGGGCGGGCAACGATGATTGACCCATCGGAGTTGATTTCCAACCTGGTCGCCTTGCTGCGCGACATCCCGGAACTCGTCGCCGAGATGGGTGGCGATGAGCAGCGGATCTTCGCCTATCACGGTCAGTACCCGAAGCGGACGAGTCTTGCGGCGGCGATCCATGAGATGCCCGCGCCGGGGATTATGGCCGCCTGGCAAGGGACGAGCCCCGGGAGTTTCGGCGGCGTCGATGTCTGGCGGCACCAGGTCACGCTTTATCTGCGCGCACGAGAGACGTTCGAGGGCGACCCACCCGCCGCCTACTACCGTCTGTTCCGGCTGATCACCAAGGGCGTGCCGGCGTCGGCGGGTGTCCCAATGCTCAACGCCACTGTCCATGCGTCCTGCCACCCGATGGACTTGCCACTCATCCAGCGGCAGACCGACGCCGAGGGGCTCGATTATTTTGAGGCGCCGCTCAGCTTTTTGGAGATCGGAGATGACTGAACAAGTGGTTCTGATTTCGCCCAATCGTGACGTGCGGCACGTCGAGGCAAGGCCGGAGATTCTGGTTCCCTTGATGGTCCGTGGCTACCGGCAACTGACCGAACAAGAGGAAGAGGAGGTAACGCCTGATGTCCGTCACGCGGATGCAGGAAATTCAGATCTGCTTCGGTAAGCAGAAGCAGGCCGACATCTCGACCGCCAACACCGGCGTCCAGATGTGGCAGTTGCGGAAGCTCAATGCCGCGCTCGCCAATCCGAAACTCAACACCGAAAACGACGCCGAAGAGTTTGGCAAGGGCCACGAGTTTCGGACGCAGTCGTTCCAGACGTCGTGGGACGTGAACGGCACGCTCGAAAAGTACCTCGGCGCGGAGATCGGCGCGTGGGCGATGGCGTTCGGTTTGGGAAAAGTCGTCAAGTCGGGCACGACTCCGAACTTCACCTACACCTGCACACCGCTGTTCCCGGCCTCGGGCGACGCGGCCGAGCTGCCGTACTTTTCCTTCGTCGAGCAGATCCGACCGGGCGCGGGCGTCGTCGTCGACCGCATGGCCGTGGGCTGCGTGGTCGAGGGATGGACGATTTCGATCGGCTCGGGGCCGGCAGGGCGAATTCGAAGATCACGGTCGAGTTCGTGGGCTCGGGCAAGTACGTCGAGCCATCGGGCATCACGATGCCTGCGGCAACGGTCGAGAAACTCCTGCCGTCGGCCTCGCTGGCGCTCACGATCAACGGCGTCAACTACGTCTCGAACAAGAACATGGTCTCGCTCGAGACTTCCTGGAAGAACAACGTCCGTCTCGATGGCGGTTTCTTCCCCGGCTCCGGATTCCAGACGCCGGGCGACGGCGCAAGCGGCGCGATCCGCGGCCGGCTCGAGTTTGGCAACCGCCAGGGCACGTTACGCTTCGTCGCCCGTTTTGAAAACGGCTCGACCGAACTTGCGAAGCTGAAGAGTCAGACCACAGGCACGGCGGTGATGTCGCTCACCTACGACGCCAATAACTCTCTCGAACTCACCTGGCACAAGGTCTCCTTCGCCTCGGCTGAGGTCGGCGAGACCGACGGCATCGTCACCGTGTCGGTCGAGTGCCTGCCGATGTGGGATGAGTCCAACGGCATCGTCTCAGCCGTGGCCAAGTGCAACGTGGACGGGATCGCTCAGTAGAAAGGACTCTCATGTTTGACGCAAAGCAACCAATTACGATCCATCTACGCACCCCTGATGGCGTGAAGCCGGTCCGCGTCCGCTTCCCGACGGACGAAGAATGGATCGAGCGCCAGAAGAAGCGGAAAGTCATCGTGAAGCAACTGGGCCGCGGAGTGTCCGAGACGACGATCCCTGACTTGGCAGAAGCCGACGCCGCGCTGCTCGCCAGAATCCGCGTGCAGGAAGAGAATGCACCCGAGGTCGACGCGTTCGAAGCCAGCCGGATCATCGAGCAGTTGAGCCAGGCCGATGTCGACGACGGGGTGCAAGTGGGCGATGGCTTTCGTGTGACGCTGCGCGTGCTGGGCGGCACGGTGAGCCTCGTGCTGCGGATGCCTTCGGCCAAGGATGTCTTCGAATACCGGCGCGGGTTCGCGCGCGTGCTGGATCTGCCCTACAACCGCCAGGAACTGATCATCAACCTCGCGCCGGCGGCCGCGCTCTTCAACAAGCTCCTCGAATCCTCGGAAGGCTACGCGGGCGACGTGCCCATCATCCACCAGGCCGTGGCGGTGAAAGCCGCCATCGACGCACTGGACGGCGCTTTCCAGGAGGCGAGCGACCCAAACTGAGCGTCGGGGAGTGGCCTGAAAAGCCCTCCCTGCGTTTTCTCATTCACTGGGCCCTGCGCCGCGAGGAGCTTTGCGAACCCGGTCTCTGCCCCGACGCTCCCGACGATGGCGGCCGCTGCGGCCACTGCCCGCTGGACAAACTCAATGCGGCGCAATCCTCGGAGGCAGGCCTTTTGCTGCGGCGCGCGCTCGACCTTCGCGCGGCGCTGAGGCTGGGCATCCGGATCGCCTTCGATGAGATCCGGGCAGATGAGTTCCAGGCGCTGGTGGTGCTGGAGGAGGAGCAGGAGCAGGAGAAATGCGATCGGGAGAGGCTTAACGCGACTCGGCCCTAAGCTGCCTCATGAACGGGTTCGTGATGAAGGCGCATGAGTTGTTCCGCCTTCAGGGCAACCAACGCGTATGTGCGCCCTTGGTCATCACTGAATTCGACTTCATACACTCCGGGCGCCCAACTCTCGACCACGGTCCCAACCTGGCCCCGGACCAAGCCGTGTTCCGGGAGGCCCTCCAGAAGGGCGACAACGGAATGAAGATTGATCTCCGGCATGCTCTGCCTCTCTCTACAGTACATAACAAGTCGTCAGCCTCGGCAAGTCTTCGCCGTCGCGAACGATCCAGGCGCTGCGGATGGGTACTTTTCGGTCACCCCACTGGAACTCGAAATCAATGGTAAAGCGACGCCCGTAAGGAGTCGGCGGGCCAGGCAACGCCTCACCATTCCGGGCCGCGTCGATCAACGCCTGTCGCAATGCTTCCGCGTCCCCTTCCGTGATGCCAAGCGAGGCAAAGACGCGCGCCTTGTGACGCCCTCGAGTGTGTTGAAGGTTCAGGCAGTAGGCCGTCAGTTTCTGGATATCGACAATGGCCCGCTCCCCGTTCGGTAGCCTCATCCAGTTGCTCAGCGTAGCAAGTCTCGTAACGACTCATGGCCGATAACAGGCTCGAGCTCATCGTTGAAGTCGATGCCAACCGGGCCAATGCGTCTATCAAGAGTGTCAACGCGAGCCTGTCCAGCATGGAGGCGGCGGCGGTGAAGACGGCCCGCGGCGCGGCGCAGGGAATCGACGGAATGACCGCCGCGATGGTGAAAGGCGCCACCGCAGGGAACCTGCTGGCCGACGCCATCAAGAGCGCTCTTACCTGGGCCAAGGAATTCACCGTCGGCTCGGTGATGATGGCGGCCGAGAACGCCAAGGCCGAAGCCTCGCTCAAGGCGCTGGCCAACGCCCACGGCGTGGGCGCGGCCGCGGCCGCCAGGCAGGTGGCGGCGATCGAAGACATCGGCTTTGAGTACACGGAAGCGGCGCACGCCGTACAGCGGCTGATCGTGGCCGATCTGGAACTGTCGAAAGCGCAAGGCCTGGCGAAGCTCGCCAAGGACTCGGCGGCGGTTCAGAACATCACCGCCGGCGAAGCTCTCGAAGCGATTGTGATGGCCATCGAGTCGGGCGCTTCTCGGGGCTTGCGCGCACTGGGGCTGTTCGTCGACTTCCAGAAGGAATCTCAGATCGCCCAGCTTCAACTCGGCCGCGCTCTGACTGAGACTGAGGAGAAGCAGTTCCGCTATAACGCGGTCATTCGGGAAGGCGCCAAGATCCAGGGCGCGCACGCGGCGGCTTCGCAGACGGTCGAAGGACAACTGGGCGCGCTGCGCCGCGAGTTCAACAACTTGCGCGAAGACATCGGGGCCCAGTTCCAGAACGACTTCAAGGCGCTCGTCGGCAGCCTGCGCGGCCTGGTCGGCTGGCTGCGCGAGAACACCGATCTGCTCAAGAAGTTCGGAGAGGCAGCGCTGTGGGTGTCGGGGGTGCTGGCTACCTACGCCCTGGCCGACAAGATCATGGCGCTCGCGAAGTCGATCGCCGCGCTCCAACTCGCGAGCCTCAACCCATACGCACTGCTTGCCGTGGGCGTCGTGGGCGCGGGCTTCGCCATCTACTCGCAGTGGAAGGACACCCAGGATCAGCTTCAGGCCCGCTTCGACGAGATGCAGCGGAAGGCGCTGCGCGATCAGCTTCTGAGCGGCAGGACCAGCGTTAACGCGCTGCGCAAGCAGGGCATGACCGACGACCAAATCCGCGAACTGATCACCGGCAACCGCCTGTTGCCGGGCGAGCAGCCCTGGACCTATGAAAGCCCGAAGATCGCGATCAAAACCGGCAGTGAAGCGGACCTGGAAGCGCTGAAGTGGGCGGCCGAGATCCGGAAGCAGCAACTCGATGTAGAGCGCGAGAGCGCACGGGCGCTTGAAGAAGCGCGCCGGCGCGCGTTTACGGGATTCGCTCGGGACGTAGCTGAGGTCCAGGAGCAGATCCAAAAGTGGACCACATTCGTCAACGAGCAGCGGATCGCACTCACGCGCAAGGCATGGGAGAACGTCATCGGCGAGTTGCGCGAGCGTCTGGCCAACTGGCAGAAGGAGGTCCAGGAGACCAATCGCAAGAATTTGGCTGAGTATCTGGCAGCGGAAGAAGAAGCCGCACGGCGGAGGATGGAGATCGAGTCGCAACTGTTCATCCAGCGGCTGGCTTACAGCGAAGAGATCTCCAAGCGCAACCTTGATCACCTCGAGCAGATGCTCGGCATCGAGGAACAGCGCGCCGGAATCGCGCGCGAGGCCCAACTGCGGGCGCTCGACGCCACGAATGCTCAAACACTGGAGCAGAAGGTCGCCGTCGAGCAGCGTAAGGCCGCGATCGAGATCGAGTACGTGACGCGCGTCCACGAGATCCGCATGCGGCTATTTGATCTCGAAACCTCGCGGATGGTGATCGAAGAAGAGGCCGCGATGAAGCGGCTCGGCTACCGCGCTGATGAAATCCAAGCGCGGATCGCCGAGCTCACTGCGCAGCGAGATGAGATCCGGCGGTTCCAGCAGGAAGCGACCGATGCCGCCATCCAGGGTGCGCGCCAGACGGCTGCCGCGCGGCAGGCGCAGCTCATCCACGACCACAACCAGCGCATTTTCGATTCCTTCAAGCGCCAAGCCGAAGGGGTCTTCGACGCTCTGCTCACCAAGTCGCAGTCCATCTGGTCGGCCGTCGGAAATTCGCTCAAGGCTGCCTTGCTAACGGCCATCAAGGACGTGGTCACCTCGCGCGTGGCCGCGCTGCTGATGCAGTTATTCACCGGCGCGCGGGTGTCGCTCGCAGGTGGAGGCGCCTCGGGCGGCGGCACGCTCGGCAGGCTCGGCGGACTGCTCGGCATCGGCGCAGCGCCGGTCTTTGGACAGGGCGGAGGTGGTGGTCCCATTCCCGGTGGCGCCGCCGGCGGTTGGGGCACGCCTCCGTTCATCCCTTAGAGCAGCGGCGGCGGGGGCTGGGGTGGCTTGCTCGGCGGGTGGAGGGACTTCCTCGGATTCGGCGGTGGCGTACAGTACGCTCCGGGCAAGGCCGTGACCTGGGAAGCCGCGACCATGGGCCAGAAGCTCTCGGCCCTCGGGCGGTCGAATGCTGCGCTGCTTGGCGGCGCGACGCTCGCGCTGATGGGCCTCCAGCGTGGCGGCGTTTCGGGCCTTGCCATGACGACCACCGGCGGGGCGCTGATCGGCTTCAAGTATGGCGGCCCGCTCGGCGCGGCGATCGGCGCAGGCGTCGGCGCGGTTGCCGGCCTCGTGCGGCTCTTCGTCAAAGGAGCGCAGGAGAAAGCGCGCGAGAAGATCAAGGCCACCTACGGGGTCGATATCCGCGAGAAGAACATCCTCGCCGAGATCGTGAACATCGCCAAGCAGGGCTTCGGCGGAAACCTCGACATGGCCATCCGCAGCCAGCAGATCCGTGACTTGGTCGAGCTGTATGCGTTGTCGACTGGCCAGAGCACTTCGGGGCTCCCGGCCACCGTGCGCCCGGTGTCGCTCGTTCAGCAAGACGGGAGCCTGTTCCAGTCGAGTTCGGGCGGTCTGGCGCTCGCGCCGATCGGCGGCGGCGCGCCGTCGTCCGCAGCCGGGCCCACGGTGATCAACATCACCGTGCCTGGCGCGAAGGAGTTCTTCGAGAAAGAGACGGTGCGCGTGGTGGTCGAGAATCCACGCGCCGTGCAATCGGCGGCGATGACGGCGACAAAGGCGAGCGCCGGCCACCGCGAGATGACCGGGCTGCAACTGAGCCCAGGGCTGATCCTGTCATGACCAGAGAGGAGCTGATCGAAAAGATCGCGCGGGCGATCGCGGAGATGGAGGGTTTCTACGTCACCGCCGCGAAGCCGACCCTTGCTCAAAGGAATGCGAATCCGGTGAACATCCGGCAGTGGCGCGACGCGCGCGGCCGGCCGTATCCCACCCATCGCGGATATGTTGATTTCGTCGCTTGGGCCTCGGAGCGCTTTCCGGGTCTCTCGCGGGAAGAGATGAGCCGCCGTGCCATCGAGGAAGGCTGGCGCGTTCTGCGCGTGCTGGTCGGGCAGTATCTCGACGGGGGCTACACGGAGGGCAAGCCGCCAACAGTCGAGGAGATTGTTTCGGGTCTACGCGCCCTCGACGGATGGCAACCATCCTGCCAACTATGCGCGCTTCGTTGCCGGAAAGATCAGTGCGCGTCCAGATCAACGGTTAATCGACTTGGTCTCAGCTTGATGGATTGGCTACTCCTTGTAATTGAATACGAAAACCTCGCCCTCGACTGCGACGTTGATTGCGAATGGGGCCTTCTTCGGCTTTATCTGCTCGAACGTGAACACGAAAAGCCCAATTTTGCCGGGACCGATAACATGATCCTGCTTTTCGTGCGCAAAGCTCGCGAGGTACATGGCAAATCTCTGTTCTCGGGACTGGGCCTTGTAGAAGGATCTGGCTGCCAGCGCCTGCCCCAAGGGAGAGAATGGGATCGGTTGGCTTACTTTTGCAGCCCCTGTAGCGCGCGTCAAACTCCTCGTACCGCACCGATATCATGCGCCCGTTGACCTTGGAAAAGAACTTGTTTCGGTTCGCCTCGTCAGCGATGGACTCGCCGAAAGCCTGAATGAGAAGGCCGATGGCCCGCTCTGAGGCCGCCCCTATCATGAAGGCGCAGCCCAACAGCGCTTCGGCCTTATAGCACTGAATCGCCTCTTCTAGAAAGCCGATGATGACCGGATCGCAATCGGAAACCTTTTCTCGTACTGTTTGGGGAAATAGCTCAATCTCGAAAGGAAGGGCTTGACCTGGTACTGCACCGCCGGTCTCAATCCCCTGCTTCATTTGTTCAAGCAGCGTCTTCAGCTGCGATGGAGGCCCCTGAACGGACATTCTGCCGGTATTGTAGACGCTAACGGACGCCCTTTGGGCGCCACTCCGAACGTTGACCTTGGTGCAGTATTGTTCTTCGCTCTCTGTGTGCTGGAGCTTCTGCCGGTTTAGGAACGAGATCACCTCGCCCAGAACCTTCTCGTCGGCGTTCGGCATCCTCCGCATATGATACAACCCGCGCTTGAGTGGTGTTGAGTTTGATGCCTGGCTCGGTTCAGAATGCAACGCCGCTCACGGTTCTGCCGGCGAGCCTCTCGCGGGCGTTCGTTCACGAGCGCGAGTACCCGGCTCTCGACAACGAATACTGCAACGGCGAGTCGCAGCGCTCTGTCCAAGCCAACAACAGCCGCAAGCGTTGGCGGCTGGCCAAGCGGCTCACGCCAGCGCAACTCGCGGCGCTCCGTGATTTCTACGAGGCTCGGAAGGGACCGGCTGAGCCGTTCTACTTCTACGATCCGTATGAGACCAACCCGAAGTTCTCGCACGACCCAACGGGCCAGGCAATCGCAGGTCGCTACACCGTCCGCTTCGCCGGGCCGTGGGAACAGAGCACCTCGCTTGCGCGCGCCGATCTGACGCTGGAGCTGATCGAGATTGCCTGA